GGCCAGAACGCGACAAGTGTCACCATTACAGGCGGCACGGTCAATAACACGGTGATCGGTGGTGTAACGCCAGCGGCTGGTAGTTTTACTACTGGTTCGTTTAGCTCTACATTGGGTGTCACAGGAGCGGCGACGTTTAGTGGAACCGTCACGGCAAATGGGTTGGATTTAGGGGCTACAACGGATGCTGCAACCGTATCAACAACACCATCGGATTATCAACTGCAATTAGGGGCAGCTAATAGCACAACTGGAGATATCGGTCAGAACATTTCTTTTGAGACTGGCGGCAACGTTACTGCCTCTATTAATAGTTATGATGCAGGGTCAAGTGCTGCAACTGGATTAGCGTTTTTTACTGGGACTAGCTCCACACTTAGAAGATATTTGGATATCACCGCTGGCGGCGATGTGTCGCTGTATGAGAGCACGGGCACAACCGCAAAACTGGTATGGGACGCCTCTGCTGAGTCTTTGGGTATTGGTACTAGCTCGCCTGCTACAACGCTACACATAACAAAAGATGGTAACCAATCCGCAGTATTAGATGCCTACGAGGCACAGCAGGTTAGTCATAATACGATAGCGTATACAAGATGGGTGCAAAATGCGTCAGGCATAGCAAACATCATGGGCGTGGATTCTTCGGCAGGTATTTTAGGAACGTCGAGTAACCACGCGTTAGCTATACGCACTAACAGCACAGAACGCATGCGCATAGACGCCAGCGGCAATTTGTTGGTGGGTAAAACTGCTACAGCCTTTGGAACAGCAGGTATTGAGGCTCGTGCTGGCGGTACGTTATGGGCTACAGCTAGTGGTACAAATGCAGCATCTTTTAATCGTTTGTCGACTGACGGCCCAATCGTTTATTTCAACAGAGACGGCGCAGGAGTCGGCTCAATCGGCGCTCAAGGCGGCGCTCCTTATATTTCTGGCCCACTAGCAGGCGGGGTGAAATTCAGTTATTTAACCAGTACTAATGCAACAATTTTTCCAGTGACCACTACCGGTGCTGCTGCTGATGGTCTTCATGATTTGGGTTACGCTGGCTCACGATTTAGAAACCTATATTTATCAAACAATTTGTTGGTGGGTGAAACTAGCAGCAACCCTTATAACGGGTTAACCACTGCACATGTTTTCAAAGGGGCAAGTAGTACTGGAGGCGCAGCGCCTTTTGGAATTTATAACTCTACTGGATCAGCTAGTTGCCCAGTTTTAAACCTCCTTAACCGTGACACCAGCACCGATGCTACTCAAAGGTTTATACAGTTTTACGGTAATGTTACAAGCACAACAAACACGCCTATGGGTGGTATTGTAGGCAACGGAGCAAGTAACGTACAGTTTGCGTCTATTTCAGATATCCGTGAAAAAGAAAACATAACAACTATTTCTGGATCACTATCTAAAATTAACAGCTTAAATCCAGTTGAGTTTGATTGGATTGCTTCAGGTGAGCATTGCAAAGCAGGATTTGTAGCGCAAGAAGTAGAACAAATCTTTCCTGAGTTTGTCGTAGAAAATATGTCTTCTGAAGGCCAAGAAGAGCGCAAAGGCTTAACAGGTGGTATGACCGGCGGCATCGTTGCTCATCTTGTCAAAGCCATGCAAGAACAACAAGCAATCATCGAAGCCCTAACCGCCCGAATCGAAGCCTTAGAAGGAGCATAAACAAATGGATTACTTATTAGATTTTTACATTTTTGCAACATCACTGGTCACGGCGGCTAGTGTGGTTGCGAACTACACTGAAACCCCGAAGGACGATGCGTGGGTGGCAAAGGCTTACAAGCTCATGGAGACATTTGCATTCCTTAACAACAAGGCAAAACAAAAATGATTTGGACGATTGCACAACTCGAACGAACTGTCGCTGATGGCGGCGTGACCATTGCTCACTGGAGAGTTTCAAAGACTGACGGCGATTACTCTGCCAGCAGTTACGGCACTTGCTCTTTCACGCCTGATGAAGCTGCTAAAGACTTTGTGGCGTTTGAAGACCTGACCGAAGAAATTGTGCTGGGCTGGGTTCAGGCGACAATGGACGTTGAAGCTCTTGAAGCGAGCTTTGATGCGAATATCGAGTTGCAGAAAAATCCTGTGAATGCCAGTGGTTTGCCTTGGTAGCTTTTGTGATAATATACATTTTCAACCATTGGAGATGAATAATGATCACAATTGATGATAAAGAATACGATATTGAAGATATGACGGACCAGCAGAAAATGCTGGTTGGACAGATTCAACAGTGTCAAAACAAAGGTAATTTGCTGAAGAGCGATTTGGACATGATCCAGGTTGCCTTGAATGCTTATGTAGCGGCCCTTAAGGAAGACTTGGCCGAATAATTATTTTATGATTACGGGCAAAGTTTATGACAGCGTTGGAGTTTATAAATAGTGTTTGGCCAATTGCTGTCGGCTTTGTAACATTGGTCATAGTTCTTGCAAAAATGCACTCTGATATTGAAACCATTAAAGACAAAATTAGGGTGCTTTTTGACCTGTGGAATAGCAAGGATTGAATGTGACTGAGGATAGACTAAGGCGTATAGAAGATAAACTTGACCAACTAGCAGAAGCATTAGCTATCATTGCTAGGATGGATGAAAAGTTGATATCTGTCAGCACTAGAATCAATAGGCATGAAGAGCGATTAAACAGTCACAGCAAAGCCATTGATGAAACAAGAGAAAAACTTATATCGGGAATTAGCTTAAATTCTCTATTAGAGAAAGCGGTTTGGCTAACATTTGGCGTAATAATCGCCGCAATAGTTAAATACACTGGATTCTAATATGCCGCAATTTTTAGGGAATATGTCAACGCCAAATTTTCTATTCGATGTTGCCAGGGGCAATCTTGAAGGTGCTTCTGCGGTAAATTTGTTTGGATTTAATAGAGGCGTAGCACTCAATTACGAAACAATCTGGAATGATGGCGTGAATTATACGTTCCCATCAACTGCTATTGCTTTGACTGTAACGACATCAAGTGCGCTGGATTATGGCAAGACTCTTATCATTGAAGGGCTTGATTCTGACTATAATATAATCTCAGAAGTTGTTACTTTGGCTGATGGCGGCACAGTAACTACTGCATTATTTTTCCGAATCAACCTGATGATCATGTTGGACGGTGAAAACGTCGGAAATATAAACGCAATTAATACAGCGGTAAAATACGGCTATATTGAAGCTGCAACAGGTGTGATGCAGGCATGTATTTATACGGTGCCTCGAAATCACTCGTTATACTTGTTTCGGATAGATGTAAATTCCGCGACAACAAACGGCAATAAATATCTGACAATCAGAAATGTCACAAACACTTCAGCAGGTCGAAAATTGCGAGTTGCCGAAGCTACTTTTGCAACTTCTCAAGTAAGTTATGATCGACAGGTGCCATTCAAATTAGCAGAAAAGACAGATTTTAGCTTTGAAGCCAAAAGCTCAAGCTCGACAAACGAAGTTGCTATATTTGTGGAAGCGGTCCTGGTCAGGACATCATGATCAAAGATTTAATCGCGCCAATCGCTGGCTTGCTTGACAAATACGTTGAGGACAAAGATCAGAAAAATGCTTTAGCGCATGAAATTGCAACAATGTCTGAAAAGTACGCGCAAGAAAATGCGTTGGCCCAGATGGCAGTCAACAAGGTGGAAGCATCTAGCAGCTCTTTGTTTGTTTCTGGCTGGCGCCCAGCTACTGGATGGTGTTGCGTGTTTGCAATGGCTGGCAACTTCATCGTCACGCCATTTGCCAATTTTGCACTTGGATTGGCTGGGATGGACATTACTATCCCATTGGTGCCTTTAGATACAATGATGCCGGTCTTGCTTGGCATGCTAGGATTGGGTGGTCTTAGAACGCTGGAAAAGACAAAGGGAGTTCATCGAAAGTGATTGAGTTAATTAGATTCGGTTCATTCAAGGACCGGACCATTGGGCGATTAACATACAACGGTGAACACTTTTACACGGTCGAAAAGCCGTGGCTTGATAATCAGCAGAATGTTAGTTGCATTCCTGTTGGTTACTACAAGCTTGTCCGTGTCGATTCGCCCAGGTTTGGGAAGAACACATGGCAAATTGCAGATGTTAAAGGCCGGACTCATATCCTTATTCACGTTGGCAACACTGCCGCTGACGTTATTGGTTGTATCGCGATTGGCATGGGGCTATTTCCGCAGTTGCAAGGTGTATCAAGCAGCAAGGTAGCGATTGAAAACTTGTACACGATGACTGCCAACCTGGACGAAGAAGAAATTATTATTCGTAACGGGTCATTAACCTAATCAATCAAATCATAGCTGTTGATTTATTGCTCCATTCTGATATGATTAAATCAGATAAGAGGAGTAAATTATGGTTCTTGCAAAAGAAGTATGGGAAACACTATCCGCGATAGATGTTTCATCTCATGTTGAAAAGAAAAACAATCTGAATTACCTGTCTTGGGCTTGGGCATGGGCTACGCTAATGTCAAAGTATCCAGACGCTGACTACAGCTTTAGCAGTCACACCTTCCCTGATACCACAGTAGAGATAACGGCAACCGTCACCATCAAGAAAGGTGATCAGCATCTATCTCGATCAATGTGGCTTCCTGTAATGAATTACAAAAATCAAGCTGTGAAGAATCCTGATGCGTTTGCTGTCAACAGTTGCAAGATGAGATGTCTTGTCAAGTGTCTAGCGATGTTTGGTTTAGGCTTTACGATTTACGCTGGCTCCGAGCTAGATGTACCAGCAGATGAATCAGATGGCCTTGTAGATCCGCAAGAAGCCGAAATGATTCGAGCTATGGTCATTGAAACTAAAAGCGATATGGAGAAGTTTTGCAGCGCGTTTGGTATTGATGCAGTAGAGCAGCTCAAGGTATCTCAGAAAGACAAGGCGGTTATGCTGCTGCGGAGAAAGCTAAGTGCGAGTAAATAGCTTCGAGCAAGGAACTGCTGAGTGGCTTCAGTCTCGCGCTGGAGTACCGTCTGCGAGCAACTTTTCAAAGTTGATTACGTCTACGGGCAAGCCTTCAACGTCTGCTGATTCATACATCAATGGCTTGATAGCCTACATGATTACAGGTCATGTGGAAGAGACATACAAGAACGATCACATGATTCGTGGTAACGAGCTTGAGCCGCAGGCTAGGGCGATGTATGAGCTGTCAACTAATAACGTAGTAACCGAGATAGGCTTTTGCCTGCACGATGATATCCAGGCAGGATGCTCGCCTGATGGACTAGTTGGAGATGACGGAGGCATTGAGATCAAGTGTCCATCGTCTGCCGTTCATGTTGGATATCTTCGCCAGGGAACGCTGCCAACAATATACAAACAACAGGTGATGGGATGCCTGTGGATCACTGGGCGAAAGTGGTGGGATTTCATGTCCTTTCACCCAGAGATGGAAGATTTGATCGTGCGAGTCAATAGAGATGACAAGTACATCAATTTACTGGCTGAAGCTGTGAAATCTGCGGCAGAAGTCGTTATAAGCGAAAGCGAAAAACTGAGGAGAAAGTAATGGATAATGATAATCGTGGCGCCATCTGGAAAAACGAGAAGCGGCAAAAGGATACTCATCCGCATTTTACCGGCAACGCCACCATCGACGGCAAAGAGTATTGGGTTAGCGCGTGGATAGGCGATGGCGATAAAGCTAGAGCGCCAGTAGTTTCATTTGCGTTTAACGCCAAAGAAGCACCGCAAGCACCAAAGGCAATTGAAGACTTTTCTGGCGACATCCCGTTTTAGGAGCTGTTATGAATATTGGGCGATCAATTAAAATCGCGCAGGAAATTAAGGGCATTAGCAATGTAGTTATTGCCCTTGATTTTGATGTGCATGTGCAGCAAGTGAGCCGGTGGAGAAATGCTTCAGACGTAAAGATATCTTTGGCGTCAAAGCTGGCTGATTATTTTGATATGCGATTAGAAGATTTTGTGAGTTTAGCAAATGATCCCGATTAGACTTGCAACAACAAAGGCAATCGTGCCACCAGAAGCAAAGGATTCTATGTCGAAAGACATACTGTCTGAAATAGATCAATATTTGGCTAATGGTGGCAAGATTGAAGATGTCCCTTTCGGCAAGAGCAGCAAAGAACTTTTGAACATGGGCTTTAAGCAAATGCCGATTGATAAGTTGAGCAAAAAATAATGGAAGGCATCTTTTATTTAGTTAGGGATCGGTCAGAGCTGGACCATGCCATTAAATCATTTTCTAAGCTGGCAAATGATTGGGACTTTACGCAACCGCTGGCATGGAAGCCTGTAGCGTATGTTTCGCCAAGAACATTTTCGCAGAATGCATTAGTTCATGTCTGGTTCTCTGAGATGGCCACACACTTTGCCAGGAAGGTTGATATTGATGCCGAAGGAATAAAGATGCTGATGAAGAACATGTTCTTAGGAACCGAGGATATTACCGTCGGTAGCACCGTGATACCTGGACAGGTAAGATCAACGTCAAAATTAGACAAAGGCGAAATGATGCATTTTCTCGACAACATCTACGCTTGGGCTGTTGACCATGGGGTTAAGCTCACCAATCCGAATGATTCAGAATGGATGAGGCTTAAAAATGGATAGCAATCTTAGGAAGTACGCCACTGACGTACAATGGGAAGCATATTGCCTTTACGATGAAGTAGGCACATATTCAAAAGCTGCCTCTATATTGGGCAAGGATAGAGGCAATGTCCGTAGGTCCATAAAAGCAATACATCAAAATGCCGCAAAACGCGGATACTCTCCAGATCATCAAATGATCCATTCAGTGCCAGAAGGGTTTATCGCTAAAGGGATATCAACATACTACAATCAAGACGGAGAAGTTACTGGGCAGTGGGTAAAGTCTGCCAGTGATAGACAGCGCCAGGTTGAGATCCTCATTGAGCGATTAGAAGAAGGCAGCAGCAATTTCACGCCGTTCACGCCTACAGAAATTAACCACGAAACAGACGATAATCTGTTATCACTTCTGACCATCACAGATTTTCACCTTGGCATGTACAGTTGGGCCGACGAAACCGGCGATGATTGGGATGTCGGGATAGCAAGAGATGTATTTCTCAACTCGATAGCCGACATGATTGCGGCCTGCCCAAAATCCAAGGTTGGCATATTGAATCAGCTAGGCGACTTTTTGCATTTTGACTCCTTGTCTGCGGTAACACCTGCAAGCGGCCATTTGCTCGACGCTGACACGCGATATGGCAAGTTAGTTGATCTATCCATGGAAGTCATGACGGAAGCCGTCAAGATACTTTTAAATCGATTTGAGCGGGTGATAGTTGTCCAGGCAGAAGGCAATCATGACATGGCTGGATCTGTTTGGCTCAGAAAACATATTAAACACATGTTTATTAATGAGCCGCGAGTTGAAGTGATGGATGTCGAATTCCCATATTACGCAATGTTATGGGGAGAAATTATGCTGGCCTTTCATCATGGCCATAAGAAAAAGATGGGGCAGCTTCAAAAGCTGTTTTCATCAGAGCCTCGATACAGAGCGATCTGGGGCGCCGCTAAACATACTTATATACACACAGGGCATATGCATCACGAACGCGTTGTAGAAGACGCTGGGTCCGTTGTAGAGCAACATCCAACCCTGTCAGGAAGAGATGCATACGCAGCTAGAGGCGGCTGGATTAGTCAGCGCGGTGCAAAGGTTATTACATATCACAAAACAGACGGTGAGACTCATCGATTTACTGTTAGACCAAGGATAAGCAAATGAGCGCATTAGAAACTCAAGTTGGTGGAAAACATTACAAACAGTTTAAAATCCAACCAGTAGAATTCATACATATCAATAGGTTAGGATACATAGTTGGAAACATTATTAAGTATGTTTGCAGGTATAAGTTCAAAAACGGAGTCGAAGACTTGCGAAAAGCGCGTCATTACATAGATATGCTGATCGAGCAAGAAGTCAAAGAAGATTCAGTGGCGAGAAATCGCTCAGTTGGAGCAGACGATGGAAATCACGATTGATGGAATAATTAGCTTGATAAAAATCAATAAAGCTCACTTTCAACGTGAGCATATTGGACAAGCTCTTCCGATAACATTTTATCAGATGGCGCTAGATGATCTTATGGATGATCTGAAAGCCTACGCTGAAGAAGATGAAGAAGATCATTTGACAGCAAGCCAAAAGTACATGATAGAGGCTGACGGCTGTATTACTGGTGTCTGCGAAGATTAATAGTTAAAAACATCTTGCGACAATTTAGATCTTCATCTAATATTTGGGTGTCGGTGGCCGTGCGGGCCTAAAGACTAGAGATAAGAGGAGGATGATAGTCACCCGACTCAGTTATTATCTCACAGTATATTTGATCCCGCCAATATATTAAGCCGACACAATCGCCATCATGGCAACGACAGTGGGGCCGGTCAGCAGCCTCCAATCGAAATATCTGACCCACGGCTAACTTCCGACAATAAGTAATCCCTGGGCGCCTGTAGACGCCGACTGTCTCGATCCAGGTCCATACGCAAAGACCCAAGTGGGTTGCTGATATTGCAAATCAGCAGGAAGCGAAAGCACATGAGTACCGCATCTTCGGATGTAACCACACAAGACCTAACCAGATTAACGATCTGTATTGGTTGTGGTTTGCAAAGGGAAAAGTCGGAGTTGCGCCCAAAATTTGGCTAACGCTAAAAACATTCGATTACAGCAACAAAAGTGTTGCAATGTTGATTGGAATGTAAGAATCTTGGATCTCATCAAACGGAGAACCAAAATGATATGCCAAGTCTGCACCAATAATTTCCCATGCAAATGCCAGCATCCTACATGTTCAAAGGATGTGGCGTTGGATGTCATGAGAGCTGAAATCATTGCTTTAAAAGCCAAGATGGCAAGCTTGAGAATTATATTCGGCATGGTTGGTGACATGCAGCAATTGATACCGGAAGAATATTCCACGGCAGGAGAAACAACTTATGATAATTAAGTCCTGTCAAAAATGCGGAGCAGAGTTTCAAGCTCGAAGCGGGGCAAATAAAAATTGCAGCCCAAAATGCAAGAATATTGATGCCAACAATGGAAATAAAGAAATGAGCGCCCATACCTTAGAGTTAAACATTCGCTATAACAAAAGAACAAAAATGTACACGGTCAGAGTGAATACTGATGGTATTTCTCACCAAGGCACATTTGACAATATCGAAAAGGCTAGATGGGCAAGAGATCAATTTAAAGCAGCGAAGGTTGAGAAGATGATCAATGGTGAATTAGTAACCATGTCGCGAGAAGTCGATCTTGGGTTAAGAGCTGCGGATGACTTGATTAGAAGGCCATGGAAATGATCATTGAATTGAATGAAGTCGATATGGCAATTGCTGAACTTATCAGTGAAGGGCGTCTTCAGGCTGACATAGATGCTGGCAGGACTTTGCATTCAATATCGAAAATTGATCCACGGGTCAGAATGCGGATAGGAGCTCAGTCAGAAGTCGCTGTTGCGAAGATGCTGAATCTGTTTCCAGATACTAATGTCAAAAAGCTAGGCTTGTTTGACTTAATACTGGGAGGCAAGAGAATCGAAGTAAAAACAACAAACTATATTCGCGGCAACCTTCTTGTGCCAATTTACAAGTTGGCAGACAGGGCTGACATTTACATATTGACCGTTAGCCAGACTCCAGTATTTACAGTTGTTGGATTCGCGCTAGATACGGATCTGTTCTGCCATGAAAATATTGTTGACTTGGGATACGGTGAGACTTACAGGGTAATGGCCAAAGATTTAAAGAGAATGGAGGATATTTACAATGCTTAGAGAACATCAAGTCAGGGCGGTTAACATGCTGCGAGCTGCAATCATGAAGGGTAATCGGCGCCCAATACTCGCAGCACCATGTTCGTTCGGTAAAACGATCACAGCAGTCCACATACTGTCTGAGGCGGTCAAAAAGGGTAGAAGGGGCATATTCATATGTGATCGGATAAAACTCGTTCAGCAGGCTCTGGAAGCGTTTGACGCGCAAGGGATCAGGGTTGGCGTAATGCAGGGCCAGCATCAAAGAACCGATTATGCGGCACCGATTCAGATTGCGTCTATACAGACATTGTCAAAGAAGAGACATTTGCCGATATTCCACGTTGCCGTGGTAGATGAGTGCCACGTTCACTATAAGGCGTTGCAGGAAATGATGGATGTGATGAGTCTGGTCACGTTTATAGGATTGAGCGCAACACCGTTCAGCAAGGGTTTGGGTGATAGTTACAACGACTTGATCGTTCCCATTACGCCGCTTGAGCTGCTCGATAAGGGCTATCTCTGCCCAGTTGATTACTATGGTGGGGCAAGTGCTGACTTGAAGGGAGTCAGGAGCAAGAGGCTGTCAACAGGTGGTTCAGACTATGATCCAAAGTCTCTGTCAGAAGCCATTGAAGGCGACTCATCGCTCACGGGTGACATCATCAAGAACTGGATAGCTCATGGCAACGATGCCCAGACGATAGCATTCTCGCCTAGCATTGCCCACTCTAAACACATGGTTGAGATGTTTAACGCTGCTGGGATCACGGCAGAGCATATAGATGGATACATGGATGAGGAAGAACGAGAGTTTATCTATGCAGGTCATGACGCTGGTGAGTTCAAGATCCTGAGTTGCAGCAGGTTGTTAAACACTGGTTATGATGCGCCAAAGGTTTCCTGCCTGATAGATTGTTTCCCGACCAAGAGCTTGATTTCATTCGTACAGCGAGCTGGCAGGATAATGAGAACAGCCGAAGGCAAGGATAAGGCTGTCTATCTTGATCACGCTGGCAACGTCGCCAGGCACGGGTTTGCAGAGCATATTGTGCCGGATGTTCTGCACCAAGGTAAGGATGAGTATTCAGACCGCAGCTTGACCAAGGAGAAGCCAGAGCCAAAGGTTAAAACTTGCCCACAATGCTTTCAGCAGATGGTGGGCTTGAGATGCAAATGCGGGTATGAATTTAAGTTTGAAGTCGAGCTTGAGAGCGACAGCCTGATGCTTGAGAAGATCAAGCGCAAAGAGAACAAGGTGGTAACTGCCGAGCAGAAAGCTATTTGGCTTGGCGAGTTGCTCTTGATGGCCAAAAACAAGGATTACAATCCTGGCTGGGCCAACCACAAGTATAGGGAGAAGTTCGGCGTATGGCCCAATAAGATATCGCCAATACAAGCGACGGAAGTTGGCGCTGATGTCAAAAACTGGATAACACACATGAACATTCGAGGAGCTAAACGTGCTGGAAGAAATACTTAATCATCTGGATAAGGTCAAAAAAACTGCAAGCGGGTATATTGCCTGCTGCCCAGTACACAACGATAAGAATCCATCAATGTCCGTGACAGAGAAGGACGGCGTTGTGCTGATGCATTGTTTCTCATGTGGCGCAAATGGGCTGGATGTTGCTAATAGTTTACAAATATCACCATCCGCATTGTTCACTGATGTGATGATGCCTGTGACCATGACACGGCGCCTGAAGTCGGATCTTCAGACAGATGCCTATGTTATTTCAATATACGAATCGACGAAGCAGAGTAATGGTCGCTTGACGTACAATGACTTTAAGCGTTATAAATTGGCCAGGGAGAGAATCAAGGTGCTTGATACATTGGGAGGAAATTCATGAAAGATTGGAAATGGTACTTGCTGATATGCATAGCTTTGGTCATAAACCACATGATTACTGGGGCTTGAAATGAATAATCTGTATAATAAATGGCTGATGTTGCCGGAGATGACCAAGTTGACTATTGTATTTACTATCCCATGGTTAGTGCTTACTATCCCATGGATACTGTTATGAGAGGATCACGCGGTCCTAGGACGTTATCCAAGAAAACCATACCGCAGCTCCAGAACACGCTCTGGCCATTGTTCAGCAAGTACATTAAGCGAACTCACAGCTCAGACGGGATACACTGCTCATGCTATACATGCGGCAAGTCATTGGTGATAGGCGACAGGGACTGCCAAGCGGGTCATTGGATACCCAGAACGTATAGTCCGACCAAGTACGATGAGAACAACGTCAGGCCGCAATGCTCGCGCTGCAATGAGTTCAATGCAGGAATGCCGGTAGAATTTGAGCGGAATTTAAGGCTTGAGGTTGGCTCTGAGATGGTCGAATATCTTAAGGTGCTATCCACTCAGCCGTGGAAGTGGAACAAGCTTAAATTGATCGACCAGATTGAATACTACAAGGGTGAGCTGCATGGCTGAAATTACACCGATTCATAATTTCCAACGGCGATTCTCGACTTACCTGGCAGAAAAGAAAGCCGAATCTGACCTGGGAGAGTTGATCGGTGTTGCTGCTGTCTGGCAGTACGAGAACGGCTCTGTGGTCGC